GTCAACGCGATCGCCGGCAAGCACAGGCTCAACGCCAACATCATCAACGTCGACAGTGACGATCACATCAAGCGCTACCTGATGTCCGACGACGGCCATTCCACCGTCGCCGTGGTCAACCGCCGCAACGGGACGTTAGGCTGATGCTTGGGTTGTCAATCGACTACTTGGCCAAGGGTGAACCCCGAGATTTCGTCAATTCGGCAGCGCCAGAAGTCTACCTTAATGGAAGGCTGGCCCGGAACCATGATCCGTACGTCCTTCAGATGAAGGTTATAGGGCATTTCGAATTTCGCGGGGTCCTGATCTCGTCCCTCAGCATTGCGCTCCTTCATGAGCTTCACCATGCTTTCAGCGTGATCAACGAGTGCCTCTTTGGCAATGTCGGCCACCTCGGAAGCGCCTGTGAGCGGCGTAGCCGATTGCCACTTCTCCTTCGCCTTCTCAAAAAACTCCACGTTCGACATCGTGATACCGGTGATCAGCATGCCGTGGGAAAGAAAACTTATCCCGACGCCCAGACCACTGCCATTGGCGTACTCCGCCAGAGAACGGACGAACCCATCAGCTTCTGGCCCGCCCGCTTGGCCGGTTTCACTTTGAATTTTGTTTTCCACTACAAGTCCTCCCTTTTGCGCATCAGAGCAGAGAAATTCGACGGAGTCGATCTGGGCGGACGCAACCTTGGCCCATGCCCTCGGGAGGTCAGTTTTGCCTGAACTGTGGCCCTTCCGTCCGCTCGTCGGCACCAGCAGCGAGAGGCTGGAATGGCTGACCGACCCGTTGCCCGGCTATACCGGCGAGCAGCGCATCGCGCTGCGCGACGCGCCCCGCCAGAGCTTCGCTTACGCCTTCGCGCTCGATCCGCAGCAATACAGCCGCGCCAAGACCTTCGCCCGGCGCAACGGCGCCGACGAGGTGCTGGTGCCGGTCTGGATGGAGCAGACGAGGAATATCGGCGCGCTGTCCGCCGCCGACGAGGTGATCGCCTTCGACACCGCCTATGCCGACTACCGCGCCGGCAGCGCGATCGTGATCTGGGAGAGCGACCGCAAGGCGGTGACGGCGACAATCGACGAGATCGACGGCGACGGCGTGACGCTGACGGCGCCGATCGGCGTCGACTTCACCAACCCGACCGTCGCGCCGGCGCGCCAGGCGCTGCTGCCGGACGGCATCCAGACAAACCGGGAGCGCGGTCTCACGGCCGACATCGCGACCCGTTTTCAGGTGCTCGACAATGTCGACCTGTCCGGCGCCGAGATCTACGACCAGTTTCTGGCGCTCGACGTGCTAACCGATCCCCCCGCCAAGGTCGCCGCGCTGGCCGAAAGCATCGTGCGGGCAACGGAATACCGCGACAACGGTTTTGGCCCGATCGTGGCCGAGACCCAGAAGGCTTATGCCGATTTCGGGCAGACGCTTGGTTTTCGCGACGAGGGCAAGGCGGGGCTCTGGCGGCGCCGGCAATGGCTGCACAACCGGTGGGGCCAGCAAAAGGCATTCTGGCTGCCGTCATTCTCCAACGACCTGGTGCTGCAGGCCGGCTTCGGCTCGGGGGCCGTCACGCTCAGCGTCGCCAGCATCGCCCCGGCCAACTTCTATTTCGGGCGCAGCGTGATGATCGAGATGAAGAGTGGCGCGCGTTTCTTCCGCACCATCAACTCGGCCGTCAGCGCCGGCGCCAACGACACGCTGACCATAGCCTCGGCGCTGGGTACCGCCGTGACACCGGCCGATGTCAGACTGTTCTGCCTGCTGGCCAAGGTCAGGCTGGCCACCGACGCGGTGACGATCAACTACCGCGCCACATCGAGCACCTTCCGCCCGAATGACACGGACCTGTCGACCTGCACCATACCGGTCACCGAGGTGCCGGCATGACCGGATACGACGACAAGGAAGCCTCGATCGACGATGGCCGGCCGTACTTCCTTTATCTGTTCGACAATGGCGTCACGCGGACCAGGCTGACTTCGAACGCCGTCGAGCTCGACCGGGAAGTCGATCCGCTGATCGGCTTGGAACCGTGGACGGCATCGCCGGTCTCGCATGGCGATCTGGAGCAGGCCAGCAACATCGAGAAGAACGCCACCGACCTGACCTTTCCGTTGTCCGACACCTATGCGCGCACGCTGCTGCTGCCGGTCACAGCAATCACCGTGGTCACCATCTGGAAAGGTCATCACACCGACCTGAGCCACACGCTGAAGGTGCAATGGAAGGGCCGCGTCGTTTCGCCGAAGTCCGGCAAGCTGAGCATCACGGTACCGGTCGAGAGCATCTTCACCTCGATGCGCCGGACGGGCTGCCGGGCGCCCTACCAGCGGCCATGCCGGCATGTTCTCTATTTCCCCGGCTGCACGCTCAACTTCGACGACTGGAAGATCCCGGCGACGGTGACTGATATCAGCGGCCTGGAGCTTACCGTCGCCGAGGCGGCGTTGCGGCCGGATGGTGACTACAAGGCCGGGCTGGTCTTCTTCAATGGCCTTTATGCCTGGGTTGAAAGCCATGTCGGCGACAAGCTCACCCTGGTCGGTGCCCTCCAGGAAGGCCTGGCAGACACGGTCGACGACGACGGCTCGGCCGAGGTCGAGATCGCGCCTGGCTGCGATCTCTCCAAAGGGCTGGGGGGCTGCAAGAAGTTCGGTAACAACATAAATCACGGCGGGTTCGAAATGCCCGATGTCAATCCCTTCACGAACAGCATCGTCTAGGGAGCCCGGCGCGTGATCTTCTGGAACATCGTCTTCGCCATCGTCTCATTCGCGATCGAACTCGTGATGACGCCGAAGCCGCAGAACGCCAAGCCGAAATCGCTGGAGGATTTCCAGGTACCGACGGCGACCGAGGGCCGCAAGATCCCGGTGGTGTTCGGGACGGTCGACATGGAAGACCCGAACGTCACCTGGTACGGCGACCTCGCGCGCAATGCAATCAAGGGCGCGCGGCGCTACATGCTGTTCGGTCCCAGGCAGATCCTCGGCTACAAATACTCGATCGGCATGCAGATGGGTCTTTGCCACGGCCCGGCCGACGCGATGTTCGAGATCCGCGCCGGCGGCAAGATGGCCTTCCAGGGCGTTTCGCCCGGCGGTCGCATCACCATCAACAAGCCGGATCTGTTCGGTGGCGACCAGAGCGAAGGCGGCATCGTTGGCGACGTCGACCTTGAGATGGGCGCGCCCGACCAGTTGCAGAACGACTATCTCGTGGGCGTGCTGGGCGAGGACGTTTCCGCCTATCGTGGTGTCTTCACCGTGGTGCTGCGCCGGGTCTATCTCGGCACCTCCGCCTATATCAAAGCGTGGGCGTTCCGCCTGCAGCGGATACTGCTTCGGTCGGATGGCTCGCCGCAATGGTATGCCGAGAAAGCCGCCATCCAGAGCGAAATCCTCGACTTCACGAAAGGTGATCCAGGGCTCGACCTCGGCACGCAAAATGGCAGCGGTGACGGGGGTTGGGATACGAGTGGTGACTATGTCACCTGGTCGAACCTGGACACGATCAGGATCTGGACGCTGCCCACGGGCACACTCAGAACGATCCCGATAAGCCAAGGCGTGGCCATCGGCCACCCGGTCGCCATGGCCGGGGAAGACCAGGTCGTGAGCCGCCAGGGGGAATTGATCGGCAGCGACACCTTCCTGAAGTTCTATTCCGCATCGACCGGGTCGCTCGAACAGACGCTTCCCCTGACGACGTCCTCTGACGGTGCTGTCAATTACAACTCCGGCTTCAGGATGGTCGACCTGGAAGTCGACGGCGATCGCTATGCAATGGTCCTTCTGGAGGCCTTTGCCTTGATGTGGGTGCTCATCAAGAAGACCGGCTCCTGGTCGATCGAGTGGAAGCATTCGGGCACGGAGCCCGTCAGAACCTTAGCGATGGGTAAGTCATTCTTCTATGGGGTTCCCGACGAGACGGCACCGACCGAAATCGTCATGATCCCGTGGACGGCCGCCTTTGCCGAGAACCGCGTTACCCCGCCCGGCCTGACCGCTTCGATCCGCAACTGCTCCTATCTTGAGGACACCGACGAGGTCCTGATCGTCTGCGCGAATTCGGACCTTTTCGTCTATACGCCCGATCTCGCCACGATGAAGCGGATGTCGTCGGGCAATCCCGACATGGGAGGTGTCGGCTCCCTGTCAGCGAAGCGTATCAACCTTGGTCCTGGACGGATTGGCCTATATTCCAATTCCTCGGTCAAGAGGGTCTACGCCATCCTCGTCCACGACCTTTCGATCGACTACACGATCAAAGTCGAGGAAACCAACTTCGTCGACAAAGCCGGTTTCCAGCCCAGCCAGCCGCCATACGGCTTCAACGCCAAGCACGGCGGCCTCCTGATCCCAGGATCGAGCGTGAAGTCGGTGTTCTGGTTCGTTGCTTCGACGATCGCGTTCGACATGAACCCGGCCCACATCATCCGTGAATGCCTGACCGATGCGACGTGGGGCATGGGTTACCACGACGGCGACATCGACGACGAAAGCTTCAGGGCGGCGGCCGACACCTTTTATGCCGAGCGTTTCGGCCTGTCGCTCAAATGGTATCGCGAGGAGCAGATCCAGGAGTTCGTCACCGTCATCCAGAGCCATGCCGACGCCTACGTCTTCCTCTCGCGCACGACTGGCAAATACAAGCTGAAGCCGATCCGCAAGGACTACGACATCGACACGATCAGGGTCGTCACCGAAGACGACGTCGTCGAATGGACCGAGGTGGTTCGCCGGCAGCCGGCCGAGGCGGTCAGTTCGGTCAACGTCAAATTCTACGACCGGGCATCGCGCAAGGATGGCTCGCACATCGTCACCAACAACGCCCAGGCGATGCAGGCGCAGGAGGTCATCCAGGCGACACGGGAGTATCCCGGCATAAACACTCGCGAGCTCGCGGTGCGAGCGGGGACGCGCGATGTCCTTTCGCTCGGCGCGGGCATGGCTTCGGGGCGGCTGAAGGTCAAGAGAACACTGGAGGACATGGAGCCCGGCGAACCCTTCCGGCTGGTCAGCGAGCGCCACGGGCTTTCCGGCGAGGTCATGCGCGCCGTCGACCCCGGTTTCGGCGATGGCCGCAGCAATGCGATCGGGCTGAAGTTCCTGCAGGACGTCTTCAACCTGGGCGCCGCCGTGATGGCCGACAGCTCGGGGTCGGACTGGGAGAACCCCTCCAGCGCCCCGGCGCCTGCCTCGCCCCGCCTGGTCTGGGAGATGCCCTATCGCGAGCTGCGCCAGATGGTCGGCGACGTGCAGCTTGCGGCCACGCTGGCCGCCGACCCGGACGCGGGTCTGATGCAGGTCGCCGCGACCAGGCCGTCAGCGGATGCCGCCAACGCCGTCATCAATGTCGACGCCGGCTCGGGCTTCACCGATGTCGACACGCTCGATTTCGCGCCGGGCGGCTTCCTCGCCGCTGCGCTGGCGATAGACGACACGGAGATCGTCGTCATCACCGCCCATGACCTGGACGACGTCGCGATTGGCTCGCTGGCGGCGATCGTCGGCCCGAGCCCGCAGGCCACCGAGGTTGTCCGGATCGACGCCGTCGACGGCGGCACAATGACGATCGCGCGCGGCTGCCTCGACACGGTGCCGCAAGCCCACGACGCCGGCCGGGCGATCGTCTTCTTCGACGACTTTTCGCTAAGCGATTTTGAGACCTATTCGGCGGCCGACACGGTCTCGGTCAAGCTGCTGACCACGACAGGCCTGGGCACGCTTGAACGCTCGGCAGCACCGACAGACAGCGTCGTCATGGACAGCAGGGCGATAAGGCCGCTGCGCCCGGCCAACGTGACGGTCGAAGGTGACCGCTATGGACCGGTCGATGCGCCCAGCCTTTCCGAGTTCCTCGTGGAGTGGGCGACACGCAACCGGCTGACCGAGATGACGCCGCTCGGCTGGACGGACGCTTCAGTCGATCCGGAGGCCGGCGCGACCGCGATCATCGAAGTGCTGGACCCCACCGGAGCGACCGTCGTCACCACGCATAGCGGCCTTTCCGGCACCGACTACACCGTTCCGATCGCCTCGTTCGGTGGCAACATGTCCGGCTTCATCCGGGTCGGCGCGGAGCGCGACGGCCACCGCGAATGGCAGGCGCATCAGATCGAAGTTCTGGTTGGAAACGAGCTCGTCCTGGATGGCGTGCCGCTGACGCTGGGCGGCGAAATCCTCTTCTTGGGAGCATGACATGGCAATTGATATCGGGACACCCGCTGCAGCCGGGACTTCTCTGGAAAGAGCCCTCTGGCCACTGACCAGGGTGATCGTGCTCTCGCGGGTAACAGCCTTGCCGGGCGGGGCTACCGACGGCGACATCTACATCGTCCCGCACGGGGCCGGTGCGCATCCTGACGAGATTGCCTTTCGAGAGGCCGGCGCATGGGTCTACGTCACGCCGACAGAAGGGTGGGGAGCCTATGTGCTCGACGAAGGTGAGAACGTCAGGTTCAACGGCGCGACGTGGGATCTGATCATCACGACCGGCATCCCGAGTTCCTACCTCGACCTGGACGGCACGCTTGGTGCCAATTCCGATGTCAAGGTGGCTTCGCAGAAGGCGGTCAAGACCTATGTCGATACGCTGATGGCGACAGTCGGCAACGGCGGAAAAGTCCGCGTCAAAACGACGGGCAATGTCGCCATTTCGACGGCGCTCAATGCCGGTGATGTCGTTGATGGCGTGACCTTGGCGAATGGCGACGCTGTTCTGGTCCCAGTTCAAACCGCGCCCGAGCAGAATGGTATCTACATCGTTGGCGCCGTCCCGGCCCGCAGCACGTCTTTCGACACATATGACGAGCACGCCGGGGCAATCATCGTCGTGGAGGAAGGCACGACCTACGCCGATACCTTGTGGCTCTGCACGGCAAACAAGGGCGGCACGCTCAACACCACGGCGATCTCTTTCATACAGATGGTCTTGTCCGGCACGGTGCCGTCGTCCCGAACGATCAGCCCCGGCACGGGCATGACGGGCGGCGGCGATCTGTCCGCCGATCGGACGCTTAGTGTCGATAAGGCATCAGCGGCGCAAGTGCAGGCCGCCACGTCGAACAAGGTCTTGACGGCAGACATTATCTTCACGGCCGCCGATCCTGCAACGCTGACCGACGCGGCCACCATAGCCGTCGACATGGCTACGTTCTTGAACGCTAAGGTGACGCTTGCTGGCAATCGCACACTGGGCGCTCCCAGCAACCCGAAGAACGGCCAGTCTGGCTGCATCGAGATCATCCAGGACGGCACCGGCACGCGCACGCTGGCTTACCATGCAGACTGGCTCTTCGCCGGTGGCACTGATCCGGTTCTGTCGACGCCCGCCGGCACAAAGGATCTCCTGTTCTATCAGGTGATGTCGAACGGCAAGACCTATGCCAGCCTGGTGAAGGCCGTCGCATGATCCCCGGTATCGGCGCGGCTATCGGCGGGCTTGGCGGGTCGGCGAGCGGCGGTGGCGGTTCCGCGATCTACGCATTCCTCTCGACACAGGCCGACACCGCAGCGGCATCCACGACGTTTATCCTGTCGTTCGGCACAGTCGGCTATGCTAGGCGTGTTTTTCTCGGTTTCGCCGTTGGCGGTGCATCGACCAACATTACGTCCGTGGTCAACAACAGCGTTGGGGCCACGCGTATCACTGACGGCCCTGGTTCCACTGCAGGTCGCCAGGGTCTCTACTACTCCGACGTTCCGGCCGGCGTGGCTGCAACCTTTGTCATCACCACGAGCGCTGCCTGCACGACATGCGTAGGCTCGGCCTATGAGACGACCACGGCCAACATGGTCCTGTTGGATGTCCTTGCCAACTTCGACAGCGGCACGACGTCAATGGCCTTGAGTGACCTTGCCGTGGCCGCTGGCGGCTTCGTTCTCGCTCATGCGCGTGCTGGCGCAACGGATACGCTGGGTCTCACCTATTCCGGCATCGACACGCCGACACAGGATGACCTCACGACATCGGGTTTCCTGAAGGTTCTATCAAAGTCATTCCTGACAACGGAAAACGCGGACACCAACGACGTCGCGGCCACGCTGGCTTTGAGCAACGCGGTCTGGGGCCTGGCGGCTTCGTTCTTCGTGCATGTCGGCGGAATGTTAAACCCTGCTGACAAGGCAGGCCCGATATCGCTGTCGAACATCAACTTGACCGCAACGGCTCTGAGCGCAGGCAGCAGCACTGTCAAAACGACCAACTCATATAGCGGCAGCGAGAAGCTCTACTTTGAGTGGACCGTGAATAGCTCTGGCTCCTTCTTTGGTGCCGGGTTTGGAAATTCCTCGGCTGTGTTGGCGTCACTTCTCGGCATAGATGCCAACGGGATTGCGATCTATAACGACGGGAACGTCTATAAAAACGGGTCCTCAGCCGGGTCGATTGGGGCACTGACGATAGGGAACATCGTTCCGATCGCGATCGACCGGGGAGCCAATTTGTTCTGGTGCCGCAAAGGCGCCGGCAACTGGAACAACAATGGATCAGCTGATCCGGCTACCGGAGTTGGCGGCATTGCCCTGCCGACAGGAATGACGTCAGGAAGTTTCTTCGCGGGCCTGTCGTTGTCGGGAGCGGGCGATCAAGGCACGGTTAACTTGGGTGCCAGCGCCTTCAATCAGACGCCGCCATCTGGCTTTAGCGCATGGGGCTGA